GGACGAATGAGTCAGGAGAGCCTATTAAACGTAGTTAAAAGGCCAGACGCGTCTGTTTCTGTAAGGGTTAAGGTGGAACGTACCTTGGAATCTGTGATTCCAAGAAGTCGTCCAATCTTAACCAAGAGAGAGCAGACTATGCTGGCCAAGCGACAATCGCTTAAAGGTAATGATCCGAATGAATATCCCATGATATTAAATCGTACACTAAAATCCCAACTATTCGCGAGTTTACTTCTTCAAGCAAACTCACTGATGGACAACCTATTCCCCGGTGGCGGAGAATTGTCAGGCTGCTTTGATCGTTCTAAGAATGTCAAATATTCGGAGGGAAAGTTTTCCCAATGTGAATTTTTGACTTTCTCTGAAGCTGGCTTCCAAGAGGTGAAGACCCTTGGAGTGGCCATTGATCAAAGTTTCCATCGTATACCGTGGACCGTCTTGAGCGACTTCTTATCAGAAGTCGGGGCAGCTCAATTCGATCCAACGGTCAGTGCGAAAAGTATGCGTGAGGCAAGGTATTTGTTCGGCTTGGGCGAGGCGCTGTGGGCTCGCAAAGCTGAATATCCTTGCTTAGTTGCATGTAGTGCACCCTGTTTTAAAGCCACGGTGGGCTTTTTACGGAGTACATTATTAGTCTTCCAAGACTTCGATTTGGAGAAATCGAACCTCCTGTTTACCATCGAGAATGTGAAGGAAACTTTATCCTATCTCGGGTCAATGGAGGAAGCGAAATTTGTGTCCTATATCAAGTACCATAGCTGTTATTTTATGGCTAAGTACTTAAGGAACGAACTTCCTTCTAATAGTCTTGGTTTAGACCCTGTGTTGTGGAGGGGACCTATACGCAGATTCTTGAAGAATCGTTTGGCTTCTCGTTTTAACGAAAAGTGTTTAAGATTCTTCAATGGCTATCTGCAAGGGCTCAAACGTGGTTGTTGCGAGGTAAGTGAGGGGTTCGTTTTGGGGGAGCTTAAATCTCATGTGAGAAATATGGCCCTGTTAGAACCTAAACCTACTCCTGAGAATTCCGTCTTTGGGGCCGACTTCATATTTCGAAGGAAATATGGTGTTGGTAGGCATGCTAAAGAAATTTTCGGGGGCAATGATCGCTTTGATCCCAGTCTCTCTGCCACGTATGGTTGCGGCTTTATAGCTGGTGGAGGTTATCGTGAAATTCGGGATATCTTTTCCGAAAGACATATGACCGCTGGCGATCTGGAACGTCTAAAGGAAAACGACGTGCGACTTGATTTAATCAAGAAGCAAATCTGGATATGTGAGTGTGGACACCTTTTGAAGGAGCAAAAGAAGATGGTCGAAGCAGGAGTACTCTGTGCTGAACACAGGTCCATTAGGGCATCGAGGCCCAGCGAGGACTTACGCAAGTATCTTCCAACTCTAATGGCGCGTCAAAAAGAATTGATTGCCATTAGGACATCTTTATATGAATGTCACAGTAAAACCATTGATGGTTATGATATTCACCTTCCCCACATTCCACGAGGTGAGTTTGAAGAAGTGGCTATAGCCCACGCTCAAGCAAAAGTAGATGAATCAGGACAGATTGTGTCCACCCAGGATTCTCTACCAGTTAGTGTTCTTCCCATCCGGGAGTTCCTTAAAGTCCGAGTAATCACCAAAAATGTTGGTGTTCTGACTAATTACGCACATGTAGTGCAAAAGGCAATGTTTGATGATATGAGTCAATACGAATGTTTCGCGTTGACTCGGGGGGCTCTTTGCCCTTCCCATCTACACCGCCTCCTACAAAAGGAGCGTTCATTAGAAAAGAAACTCGAGGACCCATTTTGGGTCTCAGGAGACTTTAAGGCTGCAACCGATAATCTGTCTATTAATGTGACTTTAGCCCTTTATGATAAGTGGGTAAAATCCTTTAATATGACGGATAATGAGAAGAAGCTCTGTCGTCAATTGCTTGAGCCGGTTTATTTGGAATATCCTCAACAGTATACGTTGGACTTATTGTCTGACCAACAATTGATGGATGACCTAATTTCCGCTGGCCACTGGATTGATAAGGCTTCCCCTGTCTTCTCTGTAAGACAGAGGAACGGGCAACTTATGGGTTCAATCCTCTCTTTTCCTATTCTTTGTGTCGCTAATCTGTATGCCTTTTGGGCTGCATATGAGCGTTACACTGGAAGGAAAATGACGGTTGAAGAGTTACCAGTCCTCATCAATGGTGATGACATCCT